CAGCACGATGCGACGGTCACTGCGCTCGCGAGCGCCGAGAAGAAGATCCAGGATGCGGAAGATGCCGCCCACGCGGCGCGCTGTTCCACCCTGGTCGACGACGCCATCAAGGGCGGCAAGATCGCGCCGGCGGCGAAGGAGCAGTACCTCGCGCTCGCCAAGTCCAACTTCGACGGCACCAAGGCGGCGATCGACGCCATGCCGGTGGTGCTGAAGGCCGGCGCCGAGCCGGGCAAGGACAAGATCGATCCGGCGACCGCCTCCGGCCAGCTGACGGACGACGAGAAGGCGGTGGCCCGTCGCATGGGCCTCTCCGACGAGGCCTTCCTGGCCGCCCGTCCGGCCTGATCCCTTCCTTCGCCACAGGAGACGCCCGACATGGCGCTGAACAAGCCCCGGGACACCATCGAGCGCAGCGGTGTCCTTCTTTCCATCCCGGTCGCGGCGAACGCCGTGTTGTTCGCCGGGGCGCTCGCCGCCGTGAACGCGACCGGCTTCGCCACTCCCGGCGCGGTCGCCGCCACGCTGAAGGGCGCTGGCCGGGTCGAAGCCACCGTCGACAACACCGGCGGCGCTGATGGCGCGAAGTCGGTGACCGTCAAGCGCGGCGTCTTCAAGTTCAAGAACCACGGCGCCGACGCCATCACCCAGGCCGATCTCCTGGCCGACTGCTTCATCGTCGACGACGAGACGGTCGCGAAGACGAACGGCGGCAACACCCGCTCCCGGGCCGGCAAGATCGTCGAGGTCGAGGCCACCGGCGTCTGGGTTGAATTTTCCTGAACCTGCGGCGCTCCGGCGCCGTCGCCCCTAAGCCCGATCGCGAGGACGATCCATGGACATCACTTCCCAGAATCTCCGGATGCTCACGACGGGCTTCCGCGGCAACTTCCTGGCCGGCCTCGCCGCCGTCAGCACCATGTGGGGCCAGTTCGCCACCGAGGTGCCCTCGACCACGTCCGAGGAGCTCTACCCCTGGCTCAATCAGATCCCCGGCATGCGCAAGTGGATCGGCGATCGCCAGATCAAGAACGTCTCGGCGGATGGCTATCGCCTGGTCAACGAAAGCTGGGAGGACTCGGTCGCGGTCGGTCGCGATGCGATCCAGGACGATCGCTACGGCGTCTTCTCGCCGCTGATGACCATGCTCGGCGATGCGGCCGCGCGTCAGCCGGACGAGCTCGTCTTCGCGACGATCCCCAAGGGCTTCACCACCAACTGCTTCGACGGGCAGTTCTTCTTCGACACCGACCATCCGGTGCTCGACGCCAACGGCTCCGTCACCTCCGTCTCGAACACGCAGGCGGGCGCCGGCCCGGCCTGGTACCTGCTCGACACGACGAAGGCGCTGAAGCCCTTCATCTTCCAGAACCGGCAGAAGCCGATCTTCGTCGCGAAGGACAATCCCGACGACGAGAGCGTCTGGCAGCGGAAGGAATTCCAGTACGGCGCCGACAGCCGCAACACCGCCGGCTTCGGCTTCTGGCAGACCGCTTTCGGCTCCAAGGCCGCGCTGGACCCGGCCAACTTCAAGGCCGCCTTCGATGCGATGTCGACCTTCAAGAAGGACTACGGCGCACCGCTGGCGATCACGCCGAACATCCTGCTGGTCAGCACGGCCAACCGTTCGGCCGGCGAAACCATCGTCAGGAAGGCCAACCTGGCCGGCGGCGAATCCAACCTCGACTACAAGCGGGTGGAGCTCGTCGTCGCCCCCTGGCTCGGCTGATCCGCCGGGTTTGCGTCGAGCCCTTCGCGAGAAGGGCTCTGGCAAGCCCGTAGGAGATCGCCATGGACCCGAAGAGCAAAGGCAAGGCTGGCGCTGCCGAAGCCGCCGAACAGAACGTCGACAGTGCCCGCCTCAAGCCGAGCAGCGGCCGCATCATGGTCATTGCCACCGCGAAGGAGGGCCGCCGCCGTGCCGGTCTGGAATTCAGCGCCGCCGGCACTGTGATCGACTTCGCCGAGATCAGCCAGGAGCAATGGGAGCTGATCCTCGCCGATCCGCAGCTGACCCTGCGCCCGGCGCCGGACGAGCCGAAGGCCGACGACGCCTGACGAAATACCCCGAGAGGGCGGTCTGGTACGGCTCGCAAGGCCCCCAGCACCCAGTGGGAGCCCGGCCAGCGGATGGCGATCCGCCCCGGTGCAGGGACGATAGTCCGCCGCCCGCCATGAAAGCGGCCACCGTCGCCACGGTGGCCGCACCTTTCGCAACGGAGATGGTGATGAGCGGCGAGATCCGGATCGAATTCGGCACCACTCAACGCGGCTTCAAGATCGCGCGCTTCATCGATGTCAATGGCGAGACCTGCGCGCTGCAGAAATCGTCGATGATGGCGCCGCCCGAGTGCATTTGGTTGGGGCTCGACGCTGAGAACCGGATGCACCTGTCGCAGGAGCATGTCCGCGCGCTGCTGCCGGCGCTCCAGCATTTCGCTGACACCGGCGAGTTGCCATGACCTACGCCACTCGCGCCGATATCGAGACGCTCTACGGCGCCAACCACCTGCTGACGCTGGTGCCGGCTGATGTCGTTGACGTAGATGCTGCCGTCGCGATCGCGATCGAGTCGGCGCAGGCGATGATCGATCCTTATCTGCGCAAGCGCTATGTGCTGCCGATCACGGTCCCGACGCCAGCGATCCTGAAGCAATGCGCTGTCGATCTCGCCTGCTGGCAGCTGGCGCCTGCGGCGGACCGCATGTCGGAGGAGATCGAGAAGCGCGCCAAGCTGCGGCTTGCCTTCCTCCTGGACGTCTCGAAGGGCAATGCCGACATCGTCGAGCTGACGCCGGTTCCGGGTTCGGACGGTGACGGCGGAATCGTCTCGGGTGGTGGTGCCGCCTTCTCGGCCGAGCCGCGGCGCTGGCGATCGGGTGAGCTCGAATGAGCGAGGTCGCCATTCATATCGAGCTCACCGGCTTCGACCAGGTTGAGCAGTTCCTCGCGCGGCTCAATCCCTTCCAGAGCGAGACGCTACTCGAGGCGATGGCGCGGCTCATTCGCGAGTCCACGCGCGAGCGCATCATCGCGGGCGGCCCGGCGCCGGACGGCTCGGCCTGGGCGCCGAACCGAGAGGGCCGCAAGCCGATCCTGTATCGCTCCGGCGCGCTCGCCCGTTCGATCGACTATGCCATCTCCGGCACGCGCGCGATCATCGGGTCCGGCCTGATCTATTCCGCCATCCATCAGTTCGGCGGCACGATCGTGCCGAAGAGCGCGACGGCGCTGGTTTTCCAGGTCGGCAACCGGATGTTCCGGGTGAAGAAGGTCACCATGCCTGCCAGGCCCTATATCGGCCTGTCCGGCGAGGACCGTTCCGAGCTCGTGCAGGCGGTGACCGCTTATCTGCGGAGGCTGTTCGGATGAACCGCCTCGAGGAGCTCCTCATCGCGATCGGCGGCCAGCTGCGCGCGTTGAAGAACGAAGCCGATCGCAACGTCTTCACGGAGGTCCGCGCCGAGCTGGACCGCTACGACCTGTCCGACCTGCTGAAGGATTCGACGAAAGCGCCGACCGCGCGCGTCTGCTTCATGCGCGCCAAGCCGGTGAAGCGGCTCGATGCCGGCTACGACCTGGACGTCTCCGTCGCGATCGTTGTGGTCGCCGGCCGGGTTGGCCAGCCCTCGCGCGAATTCTCCTCGGCCGACATCATGGCCCTGCAGCTGCTGGACGCTTGCACGATGTCGCTCATGGCCGACCCCTATGTCGGTCTCGGCCGGCTGCAGGAAGCCGATCTCGGCGATCAGCTGGTCGCGGTCGCGGAACAGTCTAGCGGCACCGGCCAGGCGATCGCTCTCATGGAAGCGAAATGGCGCCTCCTCGACGTCGCGATCGGGCGGCCCGTCATCCAGTCAGCGCTCGAAACCGGCCGCAATCCCGAGCAGGCGACGCAGATTGCGATCAATGGCGGCGATCCCGAGCCGCCGCCGCTGCCGGAGACCGCGCCATGAGCGGCGAGCGGGATCTGCGCAAGCGCCTGGCCGCGCTCGAGCGGCGCATGAACACGTTGATCATGGTCGGCACGGCCGAGTCCAACCAGGGCAGCAAGACGAAGGTGCGCTTCGACGATGCCGGCGCCGCCGGCCAGCCCTTCAGCTCGCCCTTGCTTCCCCAGGCCTCCAGCTCGGGCAAGAACGGCCAGGGCGTCTCGCGCTTCACCAAGATCGGCCAAGGCGAGCCGGTGATCGTGTTCTCCCCT